GATAGAACCCAAAGGCTCAACCCACAGCTTAGTCTGTGAGCCATGCACCCTGTCGGCTTCTTGATTAGAAGATATATGGGTAGTGCCAACAGGGTTCTGGCTTTCGTCTTTAGAATGGTATGCCATCGTGTTCGTCATCAGATGGCTTATCTGTTTGCATCTCTGCTGGTTCGTCAAAGTCAGTTGGCTTATCAACCCATCTGACATATTCTAGTTTCCCTTTGAAGCCACTAGCACCACCTGAGAAAGTAATCTTTTCTGAACCTGCATACTTAAAACAAGGCACTTTGCCCTCTACTTTATGCTGCCAAGCTGCTGACATAGCTTCATCGAAGGTCTGCCCTTCTAATAAACCAAACCTCTGCCACAGATAGACACCCTTATCTTTTATGTAGATTCTAGCTGAGAAGGCACGTTTGTAATCCTGTGCTACTAACTCTTTAGCATTATCAGGTTTAACACCAACTTGCTGATCCCAAATGAATTGATACTGTCCATCATACTTGCCGTAGCCAGTCTGAAAATCTGTATCGATTAACATATACTCAAAATCTAAAGGCTCGACACCTTCAGCATTATTTATCACGAACTTACCTAGTCTGAAATCATGTTTAATATACATGCCTAGACCTTCCTTATCGTCTAATTCTAAAAAAGACATAATTACTCCTTCTGCTCATTTAGCCAATCGTCCAAAGTATTTGGAAATTGTTTAATAAAAGTCTCAACATCGGCTACTTCTTCTAGCCCATGTGCAAACTGTTCCATGTTCCATGCAATCCTTTTTTGATTTGCATAGACTAAAAATTCTCCCTTAATTGTCATAACTCCCCTTATAACGCAAACATCAGCACAACAATCAGTGACAAGATCACAAACAATAGTATGCCACCTAGAATGTCGATAATATCTTGCTTAGTCATACTTGTACCCCACTATGTATGCAAAGGCTTCATGGCTTCTGCACTTGTCTCTCTGCATAACCAAGCGCTGCGCTTCTGCCCAGCACTTGTCTCCTCTAGCTTCTTGCCCTTTGGCAAAACATCTATCTGATAATCGTATTAGTCTGTCAATCTTTTGATCTATCATATATATCTCCTATACCTATAAAACTAAACTAGCTTTCTACAAAAAACAATACTTTATTGTAAAAAAGTGTATCTTTTTTTAATTATGCCCTTATACTACCAATATGAAAAACTTAAAAACCTTAATGATTACCGACAAGACACACAAGAAACTAAAAACCTATTGCCTGAAAAACAACCTTAAAATGAAGGGCATAGCAGATCAGATTATTAACCAATACTTACAGAAACAAGATGGGCAAAGCACTAGGTAAATTATCTAGCGACAAACACGCATCATGCTCTGGAATACCAGTGCTGTTCGGTGTCTCGCCTTATGAAACTAAAAACGAGTATCTTAAATCAAGAATAGATGCACGTGCTGGTCAGAATGTCCGTACAGATAAAAACAACATGCCGATAGAAGTCGGCAACCTGTTAGAGAAGCCATTGATAGAGTTTACTGCTGAAAAGCTTGGTCTCACGAATGTCGAGACATCTATAAAACAAGCGGTTCAACATCTCGAATTTCCCCTCGAAGGCTCTATCGATGGCACTGCTTATGCGCAGAACAATATACTCAAACCAGACAATCAGCTAATTTATACCGAAGATGATCAAGATATTTTGCTTGATGGTAAGGGCATCATAGAAATAAAAACAACTAGGCAAATAGCAGAGCCAGATGGTAAGCCACCACTTTGGCGAGGTGTTTTGCAGACCAAAGCTCTCTGTGCAATATGTGGGTATGATTGGGGTGTCGTGTCAACCCTACATAATACCAACGACTTTAAGATGTTCCTGTTGCGCAGAGACTTTGCCTTTGAGCGTGAGCTTAAAGACATCATAACTGACTTTGAAAGACGTATCAAAGAGCTAGACTGGTATGCACCACAGGTCTTGCCTGATTTACAAATTATGCACCCTGTCAGTGAGCAGACTGAAGCTGACCTCAATGATGACGACTGTAGCTTTCATTTGGATCGTATTACGGATAACAAAGAGAAGATCAAGCTGTTAAACGATGAAATAGAAAAATCTCAAATCTACATACAAACTAAGATGGGTGCTGCTGAGATTGGTACTAACGACAGATACAAAGTCACTTGGGGTACAACCACCTACAAACCTCAACCTGAGAAAGTCGTACCTGCCAAAGATGGCTACATCATCAGACGTAAGACAGCTACAGTTAAGAAGCTAGACCTCTGACTGTATAAAGCTTCACATATTTTCTAAATTATTAAACTTGGTAAGTTACATCTTTCAAGTTTGTATGCTAGTTTGTTTAAGTGATAAAAAAATGTGCCAACAAAATGTGCTGGAAAGGTTTTTTTGCCAAAAAAGAAAGTATGACAGATTCACAGTGGAACAGGACGAAATGTTGTAGCAAAAAATGTGGGACAGCAGTGCAAAAAAAATATAGACACTGCGACCATTGTCATACTGTTTATCATGCCAAGGTTAAGCTTTCTAAATATTGTGGTAAAACTTGCACTGGTAAAGCAAAACAACAAGCCAGAAAACAAAAAAGAAATGCCGATTGTTTAGTTTGTGGCAAAAACTACACTTGGATAGGCGATAGAAATAGAGTTGTTTGCTCGTCAACTTGTGAACCGAAGTATAGACGTATAAAAAATTCATCAAAAAGATATAGAGAATGTCTAATATGTGGAACGTCTTACAGCACTCTTGGCAGTTTTAAAAAAGGTAAATATTGTAGTGTTGATTGTAGAGCATATCGTGGACACGTTAATTACATACAAAATCAAAAAAAATTCATTACTCTATGGAACAAAATAAAATAAAAGCCTACGTTTATATTGCGAATATCAAAAGTTCACCATTTTATAAGATTGGCAAAACCAAAGACTTAGAACAAAGACTTAAAACTATCCAATGTTCTAACCCTTTAGAAATTACTTATCATAAAACTTATAAGTTCGTAACAGAATTAGATGCACATAGATTTGAAAAGAAAATACAAAAAAAATTTAACAATAAAAATGTAAGACTAGAGTGGTTTGCAGAGCTAGATAACACTGATTTTGCGCAGATTGAGGAAATGTATTTGAGACATGTATCTAAAAAGTTATTTTATAGCTTTCATAATTATAGGCAGTTAAGTCTTTTCAATTAGACCTCTGACCAGTCCTTGCCCTCAAAGAGCAAAGCTTCTGCCTTTCTACGTCTGACCAAACCCTCTAAGACCTCACCACCTGCTTTGTTCCAGCGTTGAATTTCATGTGGTATATCTGCAAATTCTTTAGCGTTCAGCTTAATCAGTAAAGTAGAACTAATTAAGTTACCTGCACCTAAGTTATACACCCAAGCGACTAAAGCATCGAACTGATGTTGTTCTAGTGGCACATCTACTAAGTCATTGATATAGCCTTCGTATTCTTCTAGCTCGACATCGAGCATGTGTTCTGCATGATCTTGTGACCATGTATCTCCTTCTTTTACATCTTTTGTAAATCCGAACCCAATAGACCAAACTCCTGCTGGACATTTGTAAGCTTCTAATTTACAGCCTTCGAACTTCTTTATGAGGGCTTTGCCCTCTTCTGATATCTTCATCTTATCCCCATACTTTGGTTTTTTTGCCACCCCAATATTCTACAGCATGACCTTCTGTAATTAATTGTTGACATATATCTTGTCCATCTAAGGTGTAGGGTATGCCTAAGATTCTGCCATATTTGCCTTTTCCTAAACTCTTGACCATTAACTGCTCACCGCACAACTCACTTAGTCTTGACTTAGCTAATAAGCCTAAAGCTTTCTCTACCCTGTTGCGTGTCCTAGATTCTGGTGTGTCTATACCTGCCAACCGAACCCTTTGTTTGTGTAACCAAACACCAAAGCCTAAGTCGATATGCACATCAATAGTGTCGCCATCGATTACTCGATCTAGTTTGCAGTTATAGATAAATGCTTCAACCATCTGTATATATTTTTAAGGGCTTACTTTTGCCTTTCACCTTAATTGGTTCTAATGATTGTAACCTATAACCAGAGTATTTTTCTGTTTGTTCGCCAATTAAAATATCGACACCTCTTTCTTTAGTCGCACTTTCTAACCTTGCTGCTGTATTAACAGCATCACCTATGGCAGTATAGTCAAATCGTGTTGCGCTACCCATATTACCTACAACAGCTTTGCCTGTATTTATGCCAATACCAATACGAACTTCTAACCCTGCTTTTGTTATTTCGTCTAATATTTCACGACCTGCTTTGACAGCTAATTGCTCATGGTGCAGCAAATCTAAAGGTGCGTTGAATATTGCCATCATCGCATCTCCTATATACTTATCCACCATACCACCATTCCTCTGTACGACCTCTGCCTGTATAGTCAGTGCCTTGTTCATAATCTTCGTGACTTCTTCTGGCTCTAGCTTTTCCGACAAGGCAGTAAAACCCCTGACATCAGTAAACAAGAAAGTACAGTAGCGCCTTTCGCCACCTAGCTTCAACAAACTATGATCGTCTTGTAAGCGCTTGACTTGTCTTGGATCAAGATAATGCTCAAACTGTTTCTTAATCTGCTGACGTAGTTTGTACTGCTTACGGAAGTTTAGATAGTAAGCCAGACTAGCTGTGACAAACTCAGCTATCAAAGTATAACTAAAATCGAGCAAAACACCTGCTCTGATCGTGTAAAGCCCATAGGCAGCCGTTGAGCAAAAGATTACAGAAGCAAGGGTAATAGACCATGTAATACCCATAAAAGAGCTTACAAGCCAAATAAGAAGGCACAAAATT